GAATAACTGCAAAATGAAAATAACAATTTATAGCAAACCAAACTGCCCGTATTGTAATATGGCAAAGAATCTAGCAGAAATGAAAGGTGCTGAAGTAAGATATCTTATGCTCGGAGAGGACTTCGATGCTAAGAACTTTATGGCAGAGTTTCCAACAGCTAGAACTTTCCCTCAGATTATATTAAATGGCACGAAGATTGGAGGTTATACAGAACTGGAGAAAGCACTTAGTGAGTAATATTTTCAGTAAGAAGAAAATTCAGTACAAATTTCAAGAAGATAAGATTCTAAGAATGGTAAAGAATTATATAGATAGCACTTATGGTGCTCACTATTCTATGAATAAGATTCAATCTACAGAGTTTATTGTAGACGCAGGACATGCTGATGGTTTCTGTATTGGAAACATTATTAAGTATGCTCAAAGATATGGTAAGAAAAACGGAAAGAATGAAGTAGATTTACTCAAGATAATCCACTATACAATTATTTTATTAGGAAGTGAAGATGGCAATAAAAAGTAAATCACATGAAAAATTAACAGATACTAACATACAACATGTAGTATCATTACTAGAAGCAGATAATCCTATCACCAAAAAGGAAGCCTGTGAGATTCTGAATATTAGGTATAACACGACCAGACTTCAGAAAATTATAGATGACTGGCGTGATACAATGGAGTTTCGTGAAAGGCGACGCTCTATGAATAAAGGTAAACCCGCGAGTGAAGATGAAATCAAAACAGTAGCTCAAATGTATATTGAGGGATTTAACATTTCTAGTATAGCTCAATCCATCTATCGTTCTCCAGCTTTTGTGAAAGCGATAGTAGAAAGGATTGGTATTCCTATGAAACTTGCTGCAACAGACTATGAAGGCATACGAAATGCTATGCTTCCAGAGCAGTGTGTAAGTGATAGTTTTCAAGAAGGAGAAATTGTTTGGGCAATTCGTAAGAATTTTCCAGCAAAAATAATAAGAGAACATACAAACATAGACTACGAAGCTAGATATGGTTGTAAGTGTTATTTAATATATACAATTGAAGAAAATGATTTTGAAGGAACATTCTTTCCCCATGTGCAATATGGTGGAAGATATTCGTCTCAGCTCGCATATGACTTAGGAAGTCTAAGGCATTTGGAGCAATATGGAGTTAAGTTTATTAATTAAAATACTAGTAGCCTTCTATATTTCAGGAGTAGCTATTTCAATGTATACAATATATTTACCAAGCTATAGAATCATATGTTCAATTGATAGAAATAATATATTGGCAAAGAAACCAATCTTATCTTTTCTTATAGTATTAGTAATCTTTACCATAATGTTTCCATTTATGGCATGGATTATATTATTTGACGACAAGGTAGAGAAGTTTCAAAATGGTTTTATAAAAGGAGCAATGGGAATAAATGATAGAAAATAAAGAATTTGAAGTATTTTCAAGTTATGTAAAAGGCGACCTTCAAGCAGACACTATAAAAATAGGAGATGACTGGGGTTGTGCATTTTATAGAAGCGGTGAGTTTATTAAAACAGAAACTTACAAGGGACATAGTGAATCATACGCAGAAGATGCAGCGGATAACTATGTATTTGGAATTAAAAAATTATAATGGCAATTTGGTACATGAGATTATTAGAAGAAGAAGCAAAAGCAGAAAAATATGTAGAATCAGAGCTTCCACAAAACGAACAAAAGAATAAAGGTTGGTATTGGGACTCTGAAACTAAAAAATTCTACAGGTGGGATAATCTCCCAAGGAGTTAAATAATGAACTATTTATTAGAAGCATTATGTAAAAAATTAGAAGGCGAAATAGAAGTAGCCAAGGCAAATGTTATGGTGTATCAAAGAAATTCAGTAGGAATTGGAGAACACCCAGACATAGTTGAAGCTATCGAATCTCAGGTTGCTAAAATAGCAGAAGCAGAAGATAAGTTAGAAACAATCAAAAGGCATTTTAGATAAGGAAACGAAAAATAGTTCTTGACACCGCCTTAAAATTTTTATATAATATAATTATATTTTAGAAGAACAGTTAATGAGTGATAGATTTTATATGCAACAACTACAAGCTACTGGATGGGCTCCAGGCTATCGTAATACTAACAGCATAGAAGAATACAAATCACAATTTGGCTCAATCAACAGGAGAAAAAGTATGTCGTGGACAGACGAGAAAAAACAAGAAGCAGTTGACATGTATGTCGCTGAAGAACCTACTCCAGAAAACAGTATGGAGATAGTAAAAGATATCGCAGAACAGCTAGAAGAATCTCCAAATGGTGTTAGAATGATTCTTACAAAGGCAGGTGTATATGTAAGAAAAACTCCAGCAGCAAGATCTTCAGGCGGTTCAAGCGGTGGTGGTAGAGTTAGTGTAGCTGACGCTCAATCCTCCTTAACCAGTGCGTTAAGTGATGCGGGTCAGGATATTGATGAAGCAATCATTTCAAAACTAACTGGTAAAGCAGCTAACTACTTTACTACAATAGTAAATAACCTAAACTCTTAAGTTAAGGAAATTTAGCTAGGGTATCTTAGGATGCCCTAGTTTTTTGCATCCATAGTATGTAACCAAAAAATTTACAATTCAAATAATCATTTGTTAGATAAATTTGGAGGAAATATGACAAAGGATGAATTTAAAAGAAAAATAGATGAAGCGGGTGATGCTGTGGTCACCTACAAAAGTAAAAACTCACGCAGATCAAAATACAATATATGCACTAGAGATTTTTCAACAAAGTATATTGCTGAAAAGAAGAATAGAGCAAAAGAATCAAATGATACAGTCCTCCTGTTTTGTTGGGACACGGACTCGTATCGTCTATTAATGCCGAAGAATGTGACAAGCATTGTTCCACTTAACAGGATTATAAGAAATGATAGACCTTAGTGCACCCACCAAATACGAAAGAGTAATTAACGAGAAGGATACTGAACAACTTCGTTTAGTAATCAATACTTTTCGTGGAGTAGAATATCTTTCACTTCGTAAATATTATCTTGACTTTGATGAAGAATGGTTGCCTTCAAAGGAAGGCATATCTATACCTTTAGATATTGAAAATGCTCAAGAACTTTTTACAGGATTAGTTGAAATATTATCACTTGCAGAAAGTAAAAGTATTCTCGAAGAAGAGTTCAAAGAAATTTTAGACCAAATTTACCTGACCTGAAAATAGTTCTTGACAAATCCTTAAAAGCCGTGTATAATATTATATATGATTATAAAAGGAAGTTTAAGTTATGACCAATATGGTCGCAAAAGAAAGAAAAAGGTAACTAAGGCGCGTTCGTCTAGTTCGGTCAGGACACATGGTTTTCATCCATGCAACACGGGTTCAAATCCCGTACGCGCTTCCAGTAAGCACATACCTAGTGCCGAACCTAAACCATACACAGTACCAGAGGATACGAGCTATAAGAAAGAAGTAAGTAAGAATTACACAGTATCAATTGCATACAACAAAGGTGCATATCAAGTAATTCCTAAGGATGAAGTCAAACATATCGGAAAATAGTTCTTGACTTTTGGTTAAAAAATTAGTATAATATATAAATGTTAGAAAATCTTATCAAACGAGCAGCAATCAGCTACTATCAGGGCAACCCTATCATGTCAGATGAGGTTTTCGATCACCTAGTTCAAATGGCTACAGAAGAAAGTATTGGTTATAAAAGTTCTTATGAACGCCGATACAAGCATATGTTTCCTTTGTTCTCCCTCCAAAAAGTAATACAAGGCGTCGATTCCCCTCCAGATTGGGGAACCGACGACTTTGTTGTCACTCCAAAGTTAGATGGGGCTGCCATTAGTGTTTTATATGGCGGAGGTGAATGTCAAAAAGTTTTAACAAGAGGCGACGGGGTTGAAGGGTTAGATATAACTCACCTAGTCAAAGGCAGTCTAGTGCCTCTTTGTATTGATTACGAACCCGTAATCCAAATCAGTGGAGAAGTCGTAGCTCCGAAAGAAATCCCTAATGCAAGAAACTATGCAGCGGGTGCGCTCGGACTGAAGGACAGGCAAGAATTTCTCAAAAGAGATTTACACTTTGTCGCACATGGATGTTCTCCCTACCCTACAGACAATTTCGTTTCAGACATGAAGTTTCTATCCGATTTAGGAATAGAATCTTGCACACTTAGTGATTACACTTGTTTTCCCCAAGATGGTCTGGTATATCGTGTTGCTCAGAACGATAGATTTGATGCACATGGATATACCAGTCACCATCCTAGAGGAGCATTTGCTCTTAAGAAACAAGAGAAAGGAGTAGTCACTACACTTCTTGATGTAGTATGGCAAGTAGGTAAATCAGGTGCAGTATCACCTGTTGCACTACTCGAGCCAATTGACATTGAAGGTGCAACTATTTCAAAAGCAACTCTACATAACAAGTCTATAATTGAAGCACTTGACTTGAAAATTGGGTGCAAAGTAGAAGTTATAAGAGCAGGAAAGATTATACCTCAAGTTTTAAGGAGAGTAAATGACTGAAGTCGAATTACTAAAAGCAGAAATAGCATATTTAAACAAGAGATTATATGAAGCATATGAAAAAATCGCAAAACTTTCATCCGAAAGAAATAGAGAACAGCAAAAGAATCTTCAAGAGTGCAACTCCTAAGTACACGATTGATTGGTATGTAAAGTGGGTGGCTTCACTCATTTTACTTTGTGCTATGGTAGTAAGAGCTGCTGGATACAGCAATACTCTTGATACGTTTCTATCCTTTCTTGGA